GTTCTTCCGTATGTTGCAATATATACGGATGAGAACTTCCACCATCTACGCCTGGATTTGTCCCGAAAGCGGGGCGGTAGTCTACGTCGGCAAGACCAGCATGAGTCTTCGCCGGCGAATGATATCTCACACAGGGGTCGCCCGCCGACATGTGGGAACGAAGAAAGAGGAATGGCTACGTCAGATTCTAGCAAGAGGGTTAACGCCTGATGTTCTGACGCTCGAAGTTGTTCCTGTTGAAGAGTCCGCCGCCACAGAGCGCAAGTGGGCACAGACATTTCTGAACGCTGGACCGTTGCTTAACCATGCACGCGTCGGTGCCGGTAATCCTGGCGTCGGCCGCGTCGAGTGGACCGACGAACTTCTTTCGCTGCTGGGGAAGATTTCTGATTCCCGTCTAGCAAGCATGATCGGTTGCAGTAGAAAAACAGTGTCCTATAAGCGCGAGTGCCTGAAGATTCCGGCCTCGTTCGATCGCACCAACATGAAGCCTCCGCCACCAAAGGCAGGATGGAATAAAGCGTCCCTGTCTCAGTCAGTTATCGACCGGCTGGGCAAACTGCCTGACTATGTGCTCGCAAACGAGGCTGGCGTCTCCAAGCCAGTCATCCGGCGAGAGCGCATTGCGCGTCGCATTCCTGACTACGCGTCGCAGACCGGCAATGATGGCCGCATGAAAGTAGGCCGGGCTCACCCTCGTTGGGTTGAACGGGAAGTGCGCCAAAATCAGCGGGCTGATGTCGATCCAATTGATTTCCTGACGGATGATGTCTGGAACGCGGTTGAGCCTCTATTCCCGGCACCGCCCAAGCATGGACGGCTGGACATCGATAATAGGACAGCCCTGCGGGGTGTTCTTTGGGTGCTGTGGTCCGGCATCAAGTGGGTTGATGTTCCTTCGACAATTAAGGTGGGGGCAGGCACGAACCTTTACCGACGGCTATGCAAGTGGATCGAGGCGGGCGCATGGCCCGCGATCCAGGCGGAACTCATCAGACACCTGGCTGATGCATCATTTGACTGGTCGCGAGCGAAATCGCCTCGAAAGACCTAGCCATGTGTTGCGCGGCCATTGCGACGGATACCGATCTCGATGGAATCATCATCGCAAAGGATTAGCCCCCAGCCCGGACCCCAAAGCGTCTTCCTCGCTTGCAGCGCGGACTTCGCTATCTATGGTGGTTCGGCTGGGGGCGGATAGCGAAAGTCCTTCGCCCTCCTACTTGAACCGCTGCGCCACGTCACGACGAACCCCAAATTCGCGGCCGTCTTCTTCCGCCGCACCATGACGCAGATCACCAACCCCGGTGGTCTCTGGGATGCTTCGACGCGGATCTATCCGCTGATCGGTGGCAGACCCAAGCTCGACCCGATGCAGTGGTCGTGGAAGAACGGCGGTGTCGTTCGCTTCGCCCACCTGGAGCACGAACAGAATAAGAACAACTGGCAAGGTAGCGAAATTCCGCTGCTGTGCTTCGATGAATTGACCCATTTTACGGAAAGTCAATTTTGGTATATGGTAAGCCGGAACCGGTCGATGTCCGGTGTTCGCGGCTACGTCCGAGCGACATGCAATCCCGACGCCGATTCCTGGGTCGCCAAGTTCATCTCGTGGTGGATCGACCAAGCGACTGGCTTTCCGATCCCTGAGCGCGCTGGTGTGCTGCGATGGATCCTTCGCGTCAATGACACGCAGTATTGGGCCGACACCCGCCAGGAGCTGATCGACCAGTTCCGCGGCACGATGCCAGATGAAGCGCTGCAGCCGAAGTCGGTGACGTTCATTCCGGCGAAGCTGACCGACAACAAGGCGCTGATGAAGGCGGATCCCGCCTACATGGCGAACCTGCTGGCGCTTCCGACCGTCGAGCGCGAACGCCTGCTTGGCGGCAACTGGCGCATCCGGCCATCGGCTGGTCTGTACTTCCAACGGAAGTGGCTGAAGAAAATCAACGCCGCGCCGGAAGGCACGCGCTGGGGCAGGGGCTGGGACCTCGCCGCCACGCCGAAGACCGAGTTGAACAATCCCGACTTTACCGAGTCCTGCCTGGTTGGCCGGATGCCGAACGGCAAGTTTGTCATCGGCGACCATACCTGGATGCGGGGCGGCCCCGATGCGGTCCAGAAGGAAATTCTGCGCGTCGCAAACCAGGACAGAGACCTTGGCTACTCGCCGATAATCTCCATCCCGCAAGACCCGGCGCAGGCCGGCAAGGCGCAGGCAAGTTCATTCGCCAAGCTGCTGCTTGGTCACATAGTCCGCTTCTCGCCCGAAGGCCGCGCCGCACAGAAGACCGCGGTGGCGCCATCCGCGAAGGCCGCAAAGGTCAGCCGGTTCGGCCCCTTCAGCGCGCAGTGTGAGGCGGGCAACGTCTACTACATCGAGGGTGCCTGGAACGCGGCTTGGTTCGACCGGCTCGAATCCTTCCCCGAGGCGTCGAAGGACGACACCGCCGACTGCACGGCGCGCGCTTTCGCCATCTTCCTTGCCCAGATGAAGGGCGAGGCGATGCTGGAACTCGCTCGCCGCGACCTCCAGACGTCGAAGCCGGACGAGAAAAAGTCCGATCTGATTGGTCACAACGGCGGCCCGTCGCTGGATGAAGCCGCCCCCCGGTACCAGCCGGGCAGCGTCGAACACCAGCGCGCGCTGGAAGAAGCCGCCCACGCCGCATAGCTCACAGAGGAGCCGCCCATGCCCCCGCCTGGCGGCATCAGGACTAGCCTATCATTCATGTTGAAAGGCGGAGGACCCGTCGGCGGTTTTTTCGGCGGCTCCCAGGCTGCCCCGTTCAGCCCCGGCGAGCCACTTACCCCGGCACCGGCACAGCCCGTAAGGCTGTCAGCCTTCGAAACCGGCACCAACTACAACTACACGCCGCGTGCGTCCGAGCCGATCGGCTTCCCGCAGCTGCGGGCCTTCGCCAATGTTGAACTTGTTCGCCTCGCGATCGAGACCCGTAAGGATCAGGTCGAGCGGATGAACTGGCGGATCAAGGCCAGGGATCAGCGCAGCAAGCGCGTCGATACCGACGAGCGCATCCGCCGGTTGACCCGGTTCTGGCGGCGTCCGGACGGAGAGACCGACTTCGCGACGTGGCTTCGGTCCTCGATGGAGGACCTGCTCGTCCTGGACGCGCCCTCCTTCGAGCTTCGCCGCAACCGCAGTGGGCGCCTAATCGGCATGGACATCGTGATCGGCGACAGCATCAAGCTGCTGGTCGATCAGAACGGCCGGCGGCCCAAGGCCCCGCTGCCAGCGTATCAGCAGGTGCTTTACGGCAGGCCATGGGCCAATCTGACCACGGATGATCTGCTGTATGCGCCGCGCAACAAGCGTCCGCACAAGCTCTACGGCTACGGGCCGGTCGAGCAGGTGGTCGTCACGATCAACACGGCCCTGCAGCGGCAGGCTTCGCAGCTGTTCCACTTCGGTCTGGGGAACGTCCCGGCCGGCATCATCACGGCCCCCGAAGGATGGTTGCCAGACCAGATCCGCGAGTACCAAGAGTGGTTTGACAGCCGCCTGAGCGGCAACCTCGGCGAGAAGCAGAAGGTCCTCTGGGCGCCGTTTGGCGCGAAGTACCAGGCCTTCAAAGACGCGCCGATCAAGGACGAGTTCGACGAGTGGCTCGCCCGGATCATCTGCTACTGCTTTTCCCTGCCTCCGACGGCATTCATCAAGTCGGTGAACCGCGCGACGGGCGAGTCTGCCGAACAGACGGCTCTCGAAGAGGGACGTGAGCCCTTCCTTCGTTGGTGGAAACGCGCTGCCGACAACATCATGGAGCGGGAATTCGACTCCGGTGACCTGGAATGGGTCTGGGAGATCTCGGACGACCTCGACCCTCTCAAGCAGGCTCAGGTTGACGACATCCGCCTTCGCAATGGCTCGCTGACGATCAACGAGGTCCGCGATCGCTACGGCGAACCCCCCGAGCCCGGCGGCGATGTCTGCCGAATCTACCTCGCTACCGGCCCAGTCAGCCTCACCGACAGCGATGCCGCTGCCGAGATCAGGCAGGACACCGCCGAAGCGGAACTGGACATTCTGCAAAATCCACCCCCGGCCGCGCCGACGGGTGCGAAGAAACCAGCCGCCAAGCCGAAGTCCGTCCAGTACGCGACCGGACAACGCCGCGGCGCAGCGGCCGGCACCGGTCGGCCAAAGAAGAGCATGAGCGGTCGCACGAAAGAGCCGGGGAAGACCTGAGATGGGCCATCCCGTTTACGTCTTTGACGGGTGGCGCGTGGACACCGGACGCCGGACGGCCTTCAAGCCGAACGGCGATCCCGTGCACCTGACAGACGGCGAATACCAGCTCCTGGTTTTCCTCGCGCAGCGGCCGCAACGCCGCATCGAGCGGGCAGAGTTCGCCGCCGACAACCACGGGAAAGGCGGCAGCCTCGACGTCAAGATTTTGCGCCTGCGGCGCAAGATCGAGTCGATGATGACGGCGCCGGTCTACATCAAGACGCTGCGTGCTTCGGGCCGGTCTGCCGGCGCTTTCTACTTCGCCAGCCCGGTGGAACTGCTCGCATGACCCACGCCATCCAGTGCCATCACCTTGGAGGCGAAACCTGGGTTGCGATTCGCAGCCGTGGCGCCGACTGGTCTTGGTTTCGAGCGTCTGAAGTCCGCGGCCTGGCCGCCGATCTCACGCGAATTGCTGATCAGCTATCCTCGGAAGCCGGTGATGCCGCATGCCGCACGGGGCAGACGATCAGCATCCCGATGGCTGGCGCCGTGACATGAGCGACCTCGCTGAGTTTATCGATGACGATGCGCTGTTGAATGCCGTCCTGCCTCCCCAGGAGAACCAGCGTTACACGCTCGTTGTCGCCGCCTCGTTCCCGCGTATCAACCTCGCATGGCGGAAGACGCTGCTGCGGTCGCGCGGGGCGGCCAAGGCGATACACGACGACAAGACCGTCCAGTGGCCGGCCGGCTACGCCATCTTCCTACCTGCCGTCGTGAAGGACGGGATCTTTCGCAGGGTCACCGGCATGCAATTCGACTGCATCGCATTCCTCGGCCGGCGCCACTTCGATCCTTTCGTGGAGCAGTTTCTGCGCTCGCGGTTGCGCCCGACAGGATGCGCAAGCCGCCGTTTCGCCGCCGCGACCTACGACTGATGCGCTTCACTTTCACCACTGAGACGCTTCCCGATCGGGAAGGCGTCTGGCTCTGCATCGACAACAGCCAGACCCTCATTCCGCTCGCCCGCTTCGAGTCAGAGGACGCGGTGCGCTGCTTCAACGAAGCGCTCGCG